GTAACAATCCCTGAAGATAGATATGATGTAATCGAGAGTATGGTAGATAAACTTGATGAAATGGAAGCAAAACTCAACGAGCAAATAGAAAGAAACGTTGCTCTCAATAGAAGATTAGCTGAGTCGGTTGCCGATGTAATTTTTGCAGATGTCTCTGAAGGTCTTGCACTTTCCCAGAGAGATAAACTCGCTTCTCTTGCCGAAAATGTTGAGTTTGATAGTGAAGCAAACTATCGTGAGAAACTGGTAACTCTGAGGGAATCATATTTCCCAACAAATACTGGTACTCAAAGAGATTACTCTGAGAATTTATCTGAAGAAGTTTCTTATGAGGGAGTTGCAGCATCTGCAAATTCTCCAATTATGGAAGCATATCTTCAAACTCTCAGCAGAGTAGCTAAAAAGTGATTTTTAAATTATAACGTCAAACTAAAACTTTTTTAAAGAGGTAAAATCAAATGCAAATGTTCAATGCCGAACAACTGCAGGAGAAGTGGGCACCGATCCTTGACTATCAAGGGATGGATCCAATTAGAGATTCCCATCGTAGAGCGGTAACTGCAATCCTGTTAGAAAACCAAGAAAGAGAACTTCGTGAAGAGCGTTCATTCCTTTACGAATCTCCAACCATGAGTGCCGGTACTGGCGGTTTTGGTGGCGGTACTTATGGTACTGCTGCTGCTGGTGGTCCAGTTGCAGGTTTCGACCCTGTTCTCATCAGCCTTATCCGTCGTTCTATGCCTAATCTGGTCGCTTATGACCTTTGTGGCGTTCAACCCATGAATGGTCCTACCGGACTTATTTTTGCGATGCGTTCACGTTATACCAATCAGAGTGGTGCTGAAGCTCTCTTCGATGAAGCACGTACCGCACATTCAGGTATTGGTACTAATGGAACCTTTGATACTACTGGATATACTGCTCAGGCAGGTGATGGAGCTTCTGTTGGTTTTGGTACTGCTACACAAGCAGGAACTAACCCAGGTCTTCTTAACCCATCATCTAATGCTACTCAGGCTGCTTATAACACTGGTACTGGTATGAATACCGCTACCGCTGAAGCACTTGGTGAAGCAGGTAATGCATTCAACGAAATGGCATTCTCAATCGAGAAAGTCACCGTTGCTGCTAAGTCCCGTGCTCTGAAAGCTGAGTATTCACTTGAACTCGCTCAAGACCTTAAGGCAATTCATGGTCTGAATGCTGAAGCAGAACTCGCAAATATTCTCTCAACTGAGATTCTTGCTGAGATCAACCGCGAAGTTATTCGTACCATTTATAAGGCTGCTGAAACTGGCGCTCAAGTTAATACTGCTACTGCAGGTACTTTTGACCTTGACGTTGACTCCAACGGTCGTTGGTCAGTTGAGAAGTTCAAGGGTCTTATCTTCCAAATCGAGCGTGATGCTAACGCAATCGCACAAAGAACTCGTAGAGGAAAGGGTAACATGATCCTTTGCTCTGCTGACGTTGCTTCGGCACTCACCATGGCAGGAGTTCTGGATTATACCCCAGCTCTTAACGCTAATCTTCAGGTTGATGATACTGGCAATACCTTTGCTGGCGTTCTTCAAGGCAAGTATCGTGTTTATATCGATCCTTATGCTGCTAACGTTGCTGCTCAGCAGTTCTACGTTGTAGGTTATAAGGGCGCATCTCCTTACGATGCTGGTCTCTTCTATTGCCCTTACGTTCCTCTCCAAATGGTTCGTGCCGTTGGTCAGGACACCTTCCAGCCTAAGATCGGATTCAAGACTCGTTATGGTCTTGTTTCTAACCCATTTGCTGAGGGTAATGTTGATAACCAAGGTCTTGGTCGTATCACCGCAAATAGCAACAGATACTACAGAAGAGTTAAGGTTGCTAACTTAATGTGAGTTAATTCACATACATTCAGAGGGTTCTTCGGAACCCTCTTTTTTTATCTAAATAAAAATAAAAAGATGAAAACGTTTAAAGAATTTTGTAAAGATGCAAATATTCAAGAAGGATGGATGGAAAATATAAGAAACGCTGTTAGTGGTGTTACTAATAGATTGGGTATTACTAAACCACAACCAAAACCAAAACCCCAACCAGTTCTTGCGTATAAAACTATAAAAGGTGTTCCTCAACAAGGATTTGGTTCTGGTGCAAATTGGAAACCAGGAAGATGGAATGAAAGGCAAAAAGCAAGATATGGGTGGGAGCCAGTTAAAGCAAGTTCTTACAGTAAAGCAGATACCCCCGGATCATTAACTGCTAGTGGTCATAAATTCGATGATACTCAAAGATTAGTTGCAGTTCCTTGGAGATCATCAACTGATAAGAGACCTTCTGTGCCTTTTGGTACTAAAATTGATTTAACTATGGAACCAAGGGGTACAAATACTACTATTGCTAGAACTACATCACAAGATACTGGAAATTTTGGACCAGCAGGAGAATATAATAAAACAACCATGATGGATTTATCACTTAGAACTGCAAAAGATTTATTACCTATTGGAACATCTATTGATTGGGGTAAGAGAAATGTTTATAGAAGACTTCCACAAAGAAGTAATCCGTATATTGCAGGTCCCACATCAAGACATCAAGGTCCAGTTCTTCCATAATAAAAATGTCCTGCAATTTCCCAAATCAAATTTCAAATCGAAATTTTCTTTCCCCAATTGGATTTAAATTTACATTATCTAAAGAACCTACAGTTGCATTTTTTTGCAATTCAGCAAGAATACCAGAAATTACTTTATCTTTAGTTCAACAACCAAGTTACTTAAAGGATATAGATATTCCTGGAGGAAAACTTCAATATGGTGATTTATCAATAAAATTTATTGTTGATGAAGATATGACAAATTATATGGCAATTCATAATTGGTTACTTGGTCTTGGATTTCCAGAAACTACAGAACAATATAGAAATCTTTTAAGAGAAGATAATGATATTACTCAGGATTTAGATCCAAAAAAAGCATTTAGTGATGGAAGTTTATATGTTTTAAACAGTAGTTTTAATACTACAGCAACTGTAAAATTTAAAGATTTATTTCCAATATCATTATCTCCTTTAGAATTTGACGCAACACAAACTGATATTCAGTACTTTACAGCAGATGTCATTTTCAAGTATACTATCTACAATATCAAAACAAATGTATGAATCTTGAACAAATACAGGATATGTGGCAGAGAGATTCTGTTATTGATCCTGATAACTTACATGATGAATCCTTAAAAATTCCTCAATTACACTCAAAATATTATAACATATACAACACAATCACTCTTCTTCGTGAGAAGGCAAGAGAAACATATAATACCGTAAGATTAGAACGATACAACTACTACACAGGAAAGGCGCCAGCAGAGGTTTACATAGAAGAACCTTTCCCATATAAACTTAGAGACAAAGACGCCTTACAGAGGCATATGGACGCCGATGAGAGATTGAATAAAATTGATTTAAAAATCAGGTACTATGATATTATGTTAAAGTTTCTTGAGGAGATTATTAAAACAGTCTCAAACAGAACTTTCCAAATCAAGAATGCAATTGAATGGAATCGTTTTCAAGCGGGATTTAACTAAATATAATTAAAAAGTTTAATGAAAACTTTTAAACAATTTCAAGAACAATTATCACTTTCGCAAGCATTTTCTAGGGTAGGAAAACCTGGAGGGGGAGTCGGTGATTGGGAAAGAAGTGCTACCATTAGGTCACTTGCAGCAAGATCTAGAAGTCCAGGTGGAAATTCTGCTGTTCCGCTACCTCAAGCAACATATCAAGGAAGAGCAGACGCAGGAAGGAATACGCCAGACCAACAAAGGAGAGGATATGCAGATAATCCAGATTATGTAGGTCAAGTTGGTCCAGCACCAGGAATAAGAGATCGTATGCCAGGAACAACTCCATCATCATCACCATATCTATTAAAACCAATTTATAATAATAAATCGACTGGTAAACCAGATAGGTATAGAAATTTTATTTAAACAAAAGAGGTAGAAATGCCTCTTTTTTATGCTCAATAAATATTTGTATCGACATGATATAAAATATGAGTCACTTGATCATATCAAAAAAGAATGAGGTCTACTTACAGGTAGAGGCAGAACCTCATGTTTATTATGAATTGAGAGATGCATTTCAATTTGAAGTTCCAAATGCAAAGTTTTCTCCTTCCTATAAGAACAAATGGTGGGATGGAATCATTTATTTGTTTAATGTAAATACAAAAGAAATATATGTTGGTTTATTAGATAAACTGATAAGATTTTGTGAACAGCACAATTATACTTATGAGTTTCGTAATAACAAATACTATGGTCTTCCATTTGAGGTTAATGAACACATCTCAAAAGAAGGTGTGAAAGACTATATGAATTCTATTTGTAAGTATTCTCCCCGCGATTATCAAGTTGAGGGAGTATACGACGCTTTAAGACATAATCGCAAGTTATTGATATCTCCAACTGCCTCTGGAAAGTCGTTGATGATATATTGTATTGTTCGATATTACGTTGAGAAAGAACAAAATATTCTGATAGTCGTCCCAACGACATCCCTTGTAGAGCAGATGTATAAAGACTTTGCAGATTATGGGTGGGATGTTGGTTCATTTTGCCACAAGATCTATGCTGGAAAAGAAAGAGAAACGGACTCACAGGTAATCATTACAACCTGGCAGTCTATCTACAAACTTCCCCGTCAATATTTCTCAAGATTTAATGTGGTTGTAGGAGATGAAGCACACCAGTTTAAATCAAAGTCATTAGTATCTATAATGACAAAACTTTCTGACTGTAAATATCGCTACGGATTTACTGGAACTCTTGATGGTTCAGAAACTCATAAATGGGTTTTGGAAGGACTATTTGGACCATCTTATAAAATCATTCGTACTGATGAATTAATGAAGAAAGGTCATGTTGCAACATTAGATATTAATATTCTTTTACTCAAACATAATCCTCATCGTTTTGATAATTTTGAGGAAGAAGTTCAGTATATTATTAATCACGAAAGAAGAAATAAATTTATTCGTAATCTTGCAATTGATCTTAAAGGTAATACTCTTATACTTTTTTCAAGAGTAGAAGGTCATGGTCAACCCCTATATGAACTCATAAATAAGAGTATCTCTGAAAATCGTCAAGTATTTTTTGTTCATGGTGGGGTTGCTACCAATGATCGTGAAATGGTGAGAGAGATTACTGAAAAAGAAAATAATGCGATTATTGTTGCTTCATACGGAACCTTTTCCACAGGAATTAATATCAAAAATTTGCATAATGTAATCTTTGCATCACCATCAAAATCAAGAATTAGAAATCTTCAATCTATTGGAAGAGTTTTAAGAAAGGGAAATCAAAAAACCAAAGCAACACTATATGATATTGCCGACGATATTAGTTATAAATCAAGAAAAAACTATACGCTCAATCATCTAATGGAACGTATTAAAATTTATAACGAAGAAAACTTTAACTATGATATTGTAAAC